TAAAGTCCAAATCTGTCGGAGGACGATTAGGATAAGTTCCAGCAGTAGTGATTACATTTGAAAGTCCCGGCCCAAGATTCGTAGCAGCAGAACCACCAAGCAAAGGATGAACATTGCTAAATAGAGCCACACCATCTACTGTAGTCACAGAAGTAGTAAAGCCCTGATTTAGAATAGCAAAAGCCACGCTCTCTCTAGTAAACCTAGTGGATCGAGCCAGTGCTTGCGGAATCTTCTTAATGATCCCATACTGGTCATCATCCATCAGCTCCTTAGAAGTAAGTGCAGCTAGAGCATAAGTCAGATGGAGGTATCTAATCGAGCCACCCTGAATCATATCCGAATATGCTACCGCAGTAGCTTCCGGCTTTTCTTGGAGTGGCCCCATTCCCGCCATCTTTACATCTTGTTCGTATTGTTTTGTCGAAGTTTCCACATTAAAAAGACTTGGAAACTCCTCCGCTCTCTGCTCAAGCATCTCAGTCTCAAGATAAAGCTTCCTGAGTCCAGTCTGCATAAGCTGACTAAATGACGGCCTAACCATTGCCATAATTAAATCTCCTTGTTAGACTTTCTCCTTTAAAAATTTATTAAATCTAATCACAGCTCTGGTTACACCCACTTAGAGCATAAACTGAGCAGAAGCAATAATCTTGAAACGAAGAATACCATTCACATTACCAAAACCGTAGTCAGGGTCTTGACCTACGATTTCACAGATAGCCAGATTACCAGAGGTAACATTGCCATCTAGATACCAATAACCAGTGCTATCTTGAGTGAGTCCAAGAAGAGAACCCATCAAGTTAGAGTTGGGAGTGTAGTTTGCTGATGTAGTACCCGCAGCATCATCAAACACAGCCTGGAAGACTGTATCCGGAAGTGCTTGCATAAAGTAAGTACGTCCATCCGAAGCCGGAGTACCTACTGCAATATTAGCAGCAGCCGGCTGGTTAATTACAGAACCAAAAGTTGCAGTAGCCTTTGTTCCAGTAACCGGCCCAAACTGAACCGGAGCACCTACGCCATTAGTTGCAAGATTCAGTCCAAATGAGTAGGAGAATCCCCAAATAGCAGCCGTATAAGTAGACCCATCCCATGCTTGCACAAACTCTGAATTGTGCGGAAGAGTAGCTGTGGTCGAATTGTAAGGTTGAAGTGGCGTACCGGGAAGAAATTGTTGACTTGCTTTTTCAGGCCACGCCAAAGAAAATGGGCCTTTCTGAGAGACAGACTGAACAAAAGTAATCGGGCCATGACTTGTGAGATTTGGGCCAGCCATTTATTAAACTCCTATCGGTGGATTATAAATCGGTTTAGCAGTACCTTGAACTTCATGTTGGGCTAAGTAGGATCGCTCACTGCCAGATAAAGAATTAGTGAGATTTCCCTTTGCGAAAGCAGCTCCGGCTTCTGCTGCTTTCTTATTATTAGTTGCTCTTAGGGAGTCGAGATAAGCTTTCCTAAGACCAGCATAATAAACATTTTTGAGTACCTTCATTGCCACTAGATCAGAGTACACAAAATTATCTTGGCTATCAAGAAACATCTCTAGAGTTTCTAGATTAGAAACTTCATCCTTCTTGATTGGCCTAAAACCTTTAGCTACCAGTGCAGCTTGCCTTACAGAATGCCGATTGCACCATCTAGCTACATAATTTGAGTCCTTTAGCCTAATCATCAAGAACTCAGGAGATGCAGCTCCAACAGCAGCTATCGCCACATCAAAATTATACGCATCAGATTCAGTTAAATCCTTAATTGCTTTAACAGTACCTTGTGCAGATTGCTGCTGAGCTAAGGCAAGGGCCGCATTCTTTTCGTCTAAAGCTGCCTGATCGTTAAATTCTTCTTGGGTTGCAGACAGAAATTCAGCCTCAGTCTTATCAGCGAGATTCTTTTTATTGATTATATCTGCCGCTAATTTTATTGCTTCCGCCGAAATAACTTTCTTCGCTGCATCTGACCCAGGATTCGGGAGAACTTCGGGAGCCATTGTAGAATTAGTCATCGCCATCTTAGGCCACCACTTCTAGGCCATGTATGACCTGTGTTTTAGCTGCGTCTACAATATCCTCATCCGTAAGTCCAAGTTGCTGTGCAGCAAATCTAGACTTATCCGCAGAGTACTGACCCTGACTTCTAAACTCTATTTTAGGTTTAGCACTAGGATCATCCCCCTTTGTGCCCCCGGAACTAGAGTCAGAGAAGCTATGGAGAGAATTAAATTTCTTAATCTCTCCAGAAGTAATCTTCTCTAGATTCTGAGCAATCGCTACATTATAGCAATTCTTTACAAAAGTCGGATTCGCCCGAAGAGCTAGATTTTGTTCTGCTTCAATCATAGCATCCGTAGCTCTCTTTATCTCTCCGTGATAATACTCTTCTCCAGTGAGAACCTCTGACTTTACTTGCTTCCCTGCTGTAATAAGAGCAAGCCTAGTAGTAGAATTTACTTGCTTGCTAATAAAGGCCGCAGGATCACTCAGAAGTTCCTCTACTATATCTTCTGGAGTCTTTGCATTTTGATTCTCTTCTGCTTTCTTTCTTGCTGCCGCATCTGTCGCAGCTTTTCTATCTGCCTCTTCTTTAGCTGCCTTATCATTCATAGCTTTAATTGAATCTGCTATGGACTTTAGCGTATTTGCATTTGCAGCATTAGCATCCTTTACTTCTTTAAGACCATCTTCCACGGTCTTAAATTTAGCTTCTACTGCCTTTCCTGCATCTTCATCATTATCTGCGTTTCCAAATCCCATAAACTTCGCCATTTGTCTGCTCTCCTTTATTTCAGCATTCCTGCTATTTCACTTACTAGAGTTGTTAGTGTCATAAGCGATCCTTGAAGTCTATAGATCGTTTGTACTGCATCCTCTTTCTCAACCTTTCTAAGCAGGCTGTCCCGGTGCGCTGATAGGTACTGGATTAGTGCTCGCCCCATTTGCTGTTGGAATGACGCTTGCAGGAGGTCGCGTGATACCTGCACTTGGCTGACTGCTTGCTTGGCCGGAGGAGTTGCTAGAATTGGCTCCTCCACTTGTTGCTCTTGATTGTTGTTCATACTGTGCTCTCGCTTTCTTTATTGAATCGGGGAATGGTACAAGTTTATCAACATCAAATTTACCAAATATTCTAAAGATATGCCTTGTAAGACTCTGCTGTGCAAAAAGCATATCTTGTATATACTGGACTTGTGCAGGGTCTTCCGCAATCTGTGGTTGCTTCAAAGCTCCCATAAGTCCTTGAACTGTCTGCATGTACTTCTGCTGTAGAGAATCTAAAAGAATAGAATTTTGCCTATCTGACTCTACATTAGTTGCTGCACTTGAAGCCTGTAAGATCAATCCTATACTACCTGTCTTGACTGAATCAAGAGCTTTTCTTAGAGTTGGAGCTTGGTTGCCATATCGGGCGAGCCTCTTGCCGATGCCCATAAAGGCATATAAATCAAGCAGTTTGCGCCCAATTCGCAGGTGCGCCCCCCGAATATCCATCATCCGAAGGCCCGTCCTATTATTCTGCTGTTGCAACACGGCCATTGTGCCCTGACTACTATAGATACCCCGCTTCTGGTTGACTATTCCTGATCCAGTTCCTCCAATAGCAGGATCAATCCCACTTCTCTCATTAGCCATCGAAGTAGTAAGATTTTCTGAGTTAGCATTATCTAAACTCCCCGCATGAGTATCTAGAAACTCTACTGAGTTCTGATTCGCAGGAATAGTTACCCCAGGATACCATCTAAGGGTGGAAGCTAGTGGAGAGTCTTCATCAATCCTAAGAGTTACGTTGTTACGAATGGCCTCATTGTCAAGCCTGTTATTATGGAGAGTGGAAACCTCTTCTTGGTAGCCTTGAAGCATTTCTATAAAGCCATAGCCTCTATAAGAATCATCATCATACCCAAATCTCAAATCCTCAAAAGGCAAGCAATTCTTTGGGAAATAGTTAAAAACTGCTGAAAGATTTGTATTAGATTCTTTATGATAGTGTGCTATGATCGAAAAGGTCTTCCCATCATGCACAAACTTGAAGTAGCACTCATAAATCTTATATTCTGCATCATACTCATTCCCAACAGAGTATATCTGTTTCCCATCTTGCTCTTGAATTCTTCGATAAGAAGACCCATAAGAATCAGGACTTGCTAGTACCTTCTCTCCATCTACTCTAGACCATACTCCAAAAGCAATTCTATCTTCTACAGCTTCTCTAGTAAGAGGAACTTCTCTAGCCATAAACTTAGCCTTAGCTAAATCAGTCACTCGATTAGAAATAAGAATGCGCTCTAAAGGAATATTATCTGGAGAAGGGCCATCCTTTGTAATAAGGGTTTTGAATTGATCTGCTCTATTTAAAGTAGAGGAGTCTGACCCCGGTATATAAGTTGCCTGTGCTTCTGTAAGATACTGCCAAGGAAATCCCATAAAAGCAGTTCCATAGGCTATGCCATCGTGAAACATCATCTCCTCTTTGCGATAGAGATTCAATTCCTCTGGGTCAATAGCCATGTCACCCATAAACTCTTCGAGTACTTTAGCCTGCTCATCAGCTTCTTGGCCCACTATATCTCCAGTAGCAGAGATAGTCCAAAGAGGATCAACTTGATATATAATCATAGCTCTAGAGAGCATTTGCTCTACTCTAGTTGCTATAAGCTGCACTACTAAGTTCGCTGCATTTGGAAAAGGAAAATTTCGTTCTTTAGACTTAGGTATCCCTTTTAAAAGGCGAGTCCACTCAGGCAAAACAGTATCTACAAAAGTAGCATTCTCTTGCAGAAGAAAATCAATCTGCTTGTGAACATATATCCACATTCTCTCCATTACTGGAGCAGAGAATTTTACTTTAGTTGGAGTAATTAATGCCATGAGTGGACTCCCTTTTACAAGTTAAGCAGTAGGTGTAGCAGGTGCAGGAGTATTTACAA